GCTGCTGAGTGCGTCAGGAGCCTTATCCCCGGGGCCTTATCGATCCTGAAGGGAGCTGTCCCTGACCGGGCTCGTGGGCTCGGACATATGGCGCCCACCTACTTTCGTAGGGAACCCGGGATCGTCGCTCCAACGGCTTAAGCGGCTTCGCATCGTTGTGCATGGCAGATAGCGCCAAATCTCCCGAGCAATCGAAAGCGGAATGGCGCCGCGCCGCCCTGGCGCGGCGGGACGCGCTGCCGCCGGCCGAGCGCATGGCGGCAGCGCTCGCCATCGCGGAGCGCGGATTGCCGGTCAAGGTCACGCCGGGAACCGTCGTGTCCGGCTTCTCGCCGCTGAAAAGCGAAATCAGCCCGTTGCCGCTGCTGCGGCGCCTTGCCGACGCGGGGGCAAGTCTGGCGCTGCCCGTGGTAGTCGGGCGCGGTCAGCCCCTCGTCATGCGGGCCTGGTCGTTCGGCGCACCGCTCGTTTCCGGGGTCTGGGGCATCCGCGAGCCGCCTGCCGACGCGGCGGAACTCAATCCGGACATCCTGATCGTACCGCTGCTCGCGTTCGATCGCCGCGGCCATCGCATCGGCTACGGCGCCGGATACTACGATATGACGATCGCCCGCCTGCGCGCCATCAAGCCCGTCACCGCGATCGGCATCGCGTTTGGGAGCCAAGAAATCGCCGCGGTGCCGGCGACCCCCCGCGACGCGCGCCTCGATCTCGTGCTAACGGAACGCGAGACAATCGATTTCAGGACGGTGCCGTGAGAACCTTTCACAGCCGTTGACCAACCTTCACCGGCATTAAAAAAAGAAGTGATATCAGAGGCATTTAGATGCACCACATTGTTGCATCGTTCACCACCCTTCACTAACATCACACCCGCCCCTATGGGTACGCCATAGGGAAAGGTGACCGACCTATGGCCAAGGAAATTGAAAAATTGGAGGCGACGGCGCTCAACAGCCTGCCCCCCGGCATGTGGAATGACGGCAACAATCTTTACCTTCAGGTGAGCGTCAACAGGGTTACGGGCAAGGTGCGCCGCTCATGGCTCTACCGTTACCGGGTCAACGGCAAGACCCACGATATGGGCCTTGGGGAAGCTGGCCAAGGTGGGCCTAGCGGCTGCCCGTAAGCTGGCCCAGGGCGTAGCTATCAAACTTCAGCAGGGGGTAGACCCGATCAAGGAACGTAAAGCCTTGAGGGGTGAAAAACGTGATGACAATGAAAAGACCAGGATGACCCTGAAGCGGGCCGTCACCACCTACCTGTCAGCTAAGAAGTCGGCATGGAGCAAAGATCAAAAGGATAAATGGGAAACAAGCTTCAAGCATCATGTCTACCCCAAGTTCGGTACCGCCCACGTCAACCAAATTGATGACGCCACGGTCAGACAGATACTGGAGCCGATCTGGGATACCAAAACCGCCACCGCCAAGCAGTTACGCAGGAAGTTGGAGCTGGTGCTGGGCTGGGCTGCTTACATGGGGTACCGGCCCAGGGGTGAGAACCCCGCCGCATGGAAGGACCGCCTGGATACTCACTTCGGCAAAGGCAAGAACACTCAAAATAGAGCCGCCCTTTTATATCAGGAAATCCCTGCTTTCATGAAAGCCCTTCAAGAAAAGGGGACTATCGCAGCCTATGCGTTTCAGTTCCTGATCCTGACAGCCGCAAGGACTGATGACGTGCTCAGCGCTAAATGGGATCAGATCAACCTTGATAAAAACGTCTGGACAATCCCCGGTCGTGGCACTGTCAAAATGATGAAAGACTTCCCGGTGCCGTTGTCTGACCCAGCGATAGCTATTTTACGTGAAATGGAAAAGATTAGAACCAGCGAGTATATATTCCCTGGACAAGTTGAAAATCAGCCGTTGAATGAAAGCGTGCTCAGGTGGGTTAAAACCGATCTCAAGCGCCCTGACATGACGCCGCATGGGTGTCGATCAACGTTTAAGACGTGGGCATCTGAAGAAACTGATTTTGAAAACATAGTCTCAGAGATGGCATTGGCTCACGTTATTGATTCTAAGGTTGAAGCTGCTTACCGGAGAGGAGTTCTGTTTACTAAGCGCACTGGGTTGATGAAAGCGTGGGGCGAGTATTGTATACCGCCAACTTCAGATACTACGGGTAACGTTGTGCCTCCGAAACGCGTCAAAAACGTATAATGAGTCTCATAATTTGCATTAATTTTGTTGCTCATGTAAAATTCAATTGAAATAACTAAATACATGAAAGAACTGACAACTTAGAACTAACGTGAGAACATGGACGTAGAACAATCCTCAGCACAGGTTTCCAACAGGGGTTGGTTTAGTAAGGGGAAGTCAGGCAATCCCGCTGGAAGACCTAAGGCCTCTTATGACTTTGCGGCTATGTGCAGGGAAAGGACCCAGGAAGCCTTAGACAATGTGCTAGCGATTGGACGTGACCCTAATCAACCCGGTAATGTGAGACTTGATGCTTGGAGGACAATCCTGGTCTACGGTCACGGGAAGCCAATCCAGCAGATCCAAGCAAACGTAGACATCAGACCGCAGATCATCACGGTGCCTGCACCGCTCACCCCAGATCAACTTGAGGCGTTGTACGACCTCAGATGATCGACCTGAACCCAGAAAAGGGGAAATGAACATGGCTAAGACAGGCTTTAAAATCACAAGTCAACCACTGAGCCCTAAAGACCCGTCACGAAACCAAGTGAATGTGCCTACTCAGAAATTCAGGACAGATGACCGGAATACCGTGCAGGCGCATATTCAAAGGGACAACCCTAAACACTATTATAGTTCAGCATTGGAGGCGGAGACACCGGGGAGTGGAAAATATCACCCGGATGCTCTGCGTAGGTGTAACCCAGGTGGACCTACCAGAGAGATCATAAATCACGCCTACCAACCTGACCGACCACATACCCATATGGGGACCAAAGCTTCAAAGCGGGCTCACTCATTCGCAGGCAGACGGGTATAAATAGGCCCCAGGGCTGCGACAAACGGCTGTACCGCGTGATTAGCTGCTTGGCCCTGAGACCGTAATGAGACACATGCCAACCCCTTAAAAGCTGCTGAGGCATCCCGAAAAGCCGAAAAGACTTGGGGGGCAGACGCCCCTTAAAAGACTGGCCGTTCGCACACACATTCACGTGATACGCAAAACGGACAAGGCCCCAGCAAAGGAATGCTAGGGGCCTTTTATTATACGACGCAGACGAATGAATTCGATTTCATTTAGGTATGCAGACAAGCAGTTTATTGCTTTAACCTCCGCGAGAATAGCAATCGTATTCATCAGTTCTTTCCGTTATCACAACAATCAACCACCGTTGCAAGTTGTGAGAACGACCATGAAGACCGGAAAATACATTGCTTACTACCGTGTCAGCACCCAACGGCAGGGTAAGTCTGGCCTAGGGCTTGAGGCACAGCAAGCCGCAGTGAAGGATCACCTCAATGGTGGCCGATGGCAATTGGTAGCTCAGATCACTGAGGTTGAGAGCGGTAAGCGCAAGGACCGGCCCAAACTAGCAGAAGCCCTCAAGCTGTGCCGCGTGCACGGTGCTACGCTGATCATAGCCAAGCTGGATAGGTTGGCCCGTAACGTTGCCTTTGTGTCAGCCCTCATGGATGCAGGTGTTGAGTTTGAGGCAGTGGACTTCCCCCAGGCCAACCGCCTTACAATCCACATCATGGCTGCCGTAGCTGAGCATGAGGCCAAGGCCATTTCAGAACGGACAAAAGCAGCATTAGCAGCGGCGAAAGTGCGGGGTGTAAAGCTTGGCGGTTACCGCGGTGACATGCTCACCGCGAAGGCCCGTGATCTGGGCTGTAAAGCCCGTGCAGCGCGGGCTACAGCACACGCATCAGACCCTGGAGCCAACCATTAAAAGCTTACAGGTGGCCGGCATAACGTCACTCAAAGGCATTGCAGCGGCATTGACTGAGCAAGGCATCCCTACTGCCAGCGGTCAGGCGGCATGGGGTGCTACTCAGGTGTCCAGGGTACTTGCACGTATCAAGTCCATAGGGGCTTCACTGACACCCGTCTAGCCTCAGCCCCTCAGCACGCTGCCCTCAGCCCGTAGGCACGCCCTACGGGCTTTGTCGTGCGTCTATCTCCCCAGGTGGGTAGGCTTCACCCCTATCCGTCCCCCCATCCTTGGATTAACAAAAGTGCCCTCTGCTAGGCCTATGGCGGGCCAATCCTCCACACAAATTTTGTCCGATTTTTCGGTTGTTCTAATTTGTAAATCAAAAGCCGCGCCAACCATTGCCCTGTGTACAGCGGCAGCCCCGATCGTTTACCTTCTGGAGCGCCTATCCCCAGGCAAGCCTGAACTTCACAAATTCCTTGTTCCACAGCGTTACCAATTCAGATAAACACGCATCCCCAACTCAATCAGTAACCATCAAGGTCAATGAAGCATGAACGTCTCATCCGCCAACCTCAAGTCCATGTCTATCGACAAGTTGTCCAAGCTCCGAGGCGAAGTTGACGCTGTCATCAGCGCCAAAGTCACGGAAGAACGCCGCACCGTTCAGGACCAACTTGGTAGGCTGGACCGCCTGGCAGCAAACGGAACACGCGTCAACGGAGGTCGTACAGGCCGGCGCGGTGCAGTCCCTCCCAAATACTGTAACCCCGATAACCCTGCAGAAACGTGGGCAGGGCGTGGGCTGAAGCCCCGATGGCTTGCAGCAGCGCTGAAGTCTGGCAAAAAGCTTGAGGACTTCAGCATTGACGCACCCCAAAAGAAGCTGCGGGGAAGACCTAGGAAAACTAGAACGAATGGTAGGGCTTAGCCCTGCTATCGTGCGGCCCGCAACAAAAGCCCTCGGATTGATGTCCTGGGGCTTATTTCGTTCTGGTCGAATAAGTTGTAAATAGACCTACGCAACAAAACCTAGGTCCCTCATATCCTCCATCAATGCATTCCAGTCTTCAGCGGGCAGATAGCCCCTGATCTTATTCAGCAACGCTGCATCCTCCTTGTCATCCTTCATCTGCTGGTTTAGCTCCCTGCTCTCCTTTGAGAGCCGTTCTACTGATGCCTCAGCCTTTGATAGGCGTGCCGTAGCTTCAGCCAACTCACGCTCGAAACGTTTGCAACTGAAGCATTGCCCATTTGGTTTCGCTTGCAGGGATGGGACAGGCGTAGCGACTGGCGCAGGTGCTACCTCGGGTTTAGAACTAAACCCCGCCGTGACGGCGGGGTTTATTGTCCGCACCTGATTTACTGGCTTTGGAAACTCAGGCGTGTTTTTTGGCCTAGAACTAAACTCGGCGGCCACCGCCGGGTTTATTTCTATCGGGTTTTTAGCTTGCCCCTCACGCACAATGCGCCGCCGTTCATTCACATGTTTTTCCGGTTTCGGTTGTGGCTTCATTGCCTCTAGTATTTCATCTAGGGAGGCTTCACCAGCCAACACGTCTTTAGCGAGGTCTTCTGAACAGCTGAGAACTTGACACGCTTTTTGCAACATACGGGAACTAAAACCCGCCGTGACGGCGGATTTTATTGTCTCCCCCTTCTTACCCCGTCCCCGCTCATCCCCGTCAGGGTAGATCAACGCATAGGCCATCGCTTGCTGGCCTTTGGTGAGATGCCGCCGTGCTACGTTCTTTGAAATGATGAAGGCTTTGACATCGTCTTCATCACCTTCGAAGTCCCTGTACTTGGGATCAACACCTGCCCGGTTACAGGCCTCCTGTCGGTTCTGACCGTCGATGACTTGATCGTCCCAGACCCTGATCGGTTCCCGCAAGCCATTGACTGCGATGTCCCCAGCTAATGCATTCAGGTCTTCATCTGGCAGCATTGGAAAGAGAGCAGCAAGCGGGTGGATTGGCTTCATTTAGTGATACCCTGATGCATCTGTGGACATTATCCACTGGCTACTGATACTATTGAGTATATATCAAACACTGGTAATACAAACGCCAACAAATGTCGAGTAAACCATGACACAAACGACGCATGCTCAGGTTGCGGTCAGGGTTTCGCTGGATGAGCGTGAATTAATTGAGGCTGCAGCTAGGCAGGATAGGCGCACCTTGTCTGCTTACATTCGCTCGGTGGTCATGGAAAAGATTGAAGCTGACAATCAGACGCAGAAGGCCAACGGGCATTCCAAACAGGAACGCCTAAGTATCGATTAGTATCAGTATAAGTTCCATTCGTACTATTGCTGTTTTTAATCCCAGCGTCTCAGCCACTGCGGTAGCGTTCGAGGTAAACATGTTCGGGCCAAAACGCGTTAAACGTGACGATCGGGGTAAGCGTTCGCTCAGTTTGAGACCCATGATCGAAGATGCGTTCCGGCTGACTGCTGCCAATCGTTGGGGCCTGGTCAATGAGACGCTAGATCGATGGAAAAATGACAACCCCGATTACGAACGATATGTTGATAGGATGACAAAACAAGCCAAACATACCGCTCAAGCCTCGTTCCATTCAGAACAGGATATTTACACCGACCTCACGAACTCATTGAATAAAGCAAAACGGTCATGAAAGCCATCAATAAACCACCCAAACTGCCAAAACTGCCTAAAAACGGCAGGTTCCCAGGCGCAGCCGGACCAATGCCAACGCCTATGCCGAGCTTAGGCACTGCCACTAAACCACATGGCAGTATCAAATCGATCAAAATCAAATTCAATGAACCACCAAAACCTCAGAGGCGCGCAGCCAAAACTATTCATACATCAACACGACCGAAACACTGGTAGTAGATGAGTAGACATTCGGCTGTGAATATTTCTGAGGCAACACCAAAATAAATGCCTGATGAACAGATTGCACACGGTAACCCGGGTGAGGATTTAAATGCCCTTGTAGCCGCTTCGAAAGCCACGCAGACGCATTGGCCACCTGCACCTAACCCAGCGCAGCCTTACATCGATACAGTTCGTCAGTACGTGAGCGGTGGTGTGCCTGAAGTGCTGAGGCAGCACAACATTCATTACCCAGGCGAAGGTGCTGTCAATTGGCTGGGCAACGTCCTCAACAACCCTGATGTTAATACTGCTCTAAGTTTTTCCCCTGCTCTAGGAGTTCTGAAGCTCACGCCACGGTTCAACCTGCCCGGAGGGACACGTGGCTATCAGTTGCGGAACGACGTAGGCGACAACGTTGGTCACCTAACGGCGTCTTGGGAGCCACACCGACGCAACATCTACGTAGCCGATGTCAGTTCTACTTTGCCGTCGCCTTACCCACACGGCAGCATACCCGCACAAGCGAACTATGCTTCCGGGTCGCTAGGCTTCAGTGATTTGCGGAGCTTGGTGGAGGCTTTGAAACAGGAATTCCCCCGGGCTGAGACAATCTCAGGTTTGAGGGCGAGCGGTTCCAGGTATGGCCCAGCCGGTACAGCACGCGGTACGGAAGGTGCCCCCACCAGCATCAGGATACGCCGCTCAGTAGAGTAGGTATATGAGGTGTTCAAGGCGTATGACGCTCTCACTAGGGCCTTCTTGGGAGCGCACTTAGATGAATAATACGAGGGCTGCAATATACTGCGAAGCCAAATCGATCATTGCGAGCTTAGTTGGCTTGCAATGCCTCCTCAAACAGCAACCAACAGATACTGATTGCCTTTACCTTATCGACCTTCTGTTATCTGCCCTTCAACCAATCATCGCTGAACTAGAACAGCGTAAGCAAGCCTTGGATCGTGATGAGATTATTGCGTGCCTGCTCTCAACCTCTCACAGAGGACGTAACTGAACACAGACCAGAGTTCCTCTGGTGCAAGTAGCGAACCCGAAGTCCTGTGGGCTCCCAATCCGGGGCCTCAAACGCATTTCCTGCAAGCTGGTGAGGTCTTTGAGGTTCTTTACGGCGGTGCAAGAGCGGGCGGCAAATCCTTTGCAATGCTGTTGGATTGGTTAAGGCATGCCTCCCTGTACGGCAAAGCCGCCAACGGCCTATTAGTCAGGCGAGAACTCACTCAGCTCGTCGATCTAATCAAAGAAAGCCATAAGGTCTACGGTCCCCTCAAATGGACTTGGCGAGAAGCGCCGAAAACGTGGATCACGCCAGAGGGCGCGACCCTCCGTTTTGACCACTTAGAGAGCGATGAAGACAGCAATAAATATTTGGGCTGGAATTTGAGTTGGCTTGGGATTGAGGAGATCACCACGTTTCCACGCCCTGAACCAATCTTCAGGTTGATGGCGTGCCTAAGAAGCCCCAATCCTAACGTACGGGTCAATTTCCGTTGCACCGCTAACCCGGGAGGTGTCGAGCATCAATGGTGCAAGGCCAGATACATCGATCCCGCCCCGCTCGGTTACAGGTTTATCACGGACGCCGAAACGGGCTTAAAGCGGTTTTTCATCCCGGCGAAGGCCCAAGACAATAAATACATCAGCCCTGAGTACCTGGAACGCATCAAGCTAGCCGCCCCTAACGCGAACATCCTCAGGGGGTGGCTGCACGGTGACTGGAATTTCGCTGAAGGCGCGTTCTTTGATGAATGGAACTCGGCCCTCCATGTCATCCACCAATTCAAGATACCTGATCACTGGCCCCGGTACGTAGCTTTTGACCCGGGGTCTAGCGATCCAGCAGCCGTGGTCTGGGGTGCGATCGTAGCTGACGATAGCTACGAACCTCAACGGATAGGCGGCAACACGATTGAAGACAAACACACATATCAAGATCACCTGCCCCGTGGTGCGTTCGTGGTTTACCGTGAACTGTATTTTGCCAAGCCCGGCACTGACATTGGCCTGAGGTTAGCGATTGAAACCATGGCGGCCGAGATCAGGGACGCCGAATATACTCAAGTGGTCCGTGGTGTCACGTACAACGAACCCCGTGATGAAGATAACCGCCCTGGGATCGCTAAGCGTGTCGCTGGCCTGGATCTGTTCAATCATAAGAACGGCCCGTCGTTAGCTGAACGCATGGCTGTAGAACCGTACAGGCTGTACTTCTATAAAGCAGAGACTACGCGCGTAGCCACCAAGTCAAAGATGGGTGGCTGGAACATGCTCCGGTGGCGGTTACAAGGCCAGGATGGCCGCCCCATGATTTATTTCATGGAGAATTGCACCAACACGATCAGGACACTCCCCGCACTTCAGATAGATGAAACCCGCCCAGAAGATGTTCGCAACTGTGATTATGACCATCTCGGAGACGCCGTTCGTTATTTAGTGACCTCACGTCCTTACATCCCATCAACCTCCCAGCCCCTCGCTGCCACATGGGATACTGAGTCGGGTCGATCAAATACTATCCTGGTCAAACCACCTGAAGAGGGTTGGCTTGCTGACCTAGAAAAAGAACCGCGATTAAGTTTAGTTCGAAGACGGATAATGTAACCAGCGTTTGATAAACTCAACGACCACTGTTATCATTAATCCAGACAAAGATCACAAACCAATGTGGTCTGCGGCAGCCTGTAAGTGAGAAACAAAATGGAAGATAACCTAGCCCGAGTAGACCACAATGACATCCCGTCCAGCACTCAAGGCAGCGGTGAGCCAAATATTGGCCGGACCCGCGACAGTGACTGGCGTGAGCTAAAAGGCACTGCCCCTGAAGCTCCCATTGAAAGGGACCCAAGGGAGAGCGTGCGTGAGACGATCGAGGAGGCGGTTGAGGATGCTAGGTTAGATGATGAAACACCGGGAAGAACGTAGGGCAAGGACCCGTGAACGTAAACGTGAAAAACCAGATCGGGCACCTAAAGAGGCCCCTGAAACTGAACAATTTCAGCATGAGGCAGCGGAAACAGATCAACAGGCAACAGGAACGTGGGCTGATATAAATCAAGCCCCGTCAAGCTGGACTAAAGAGGCCCGAAGCCATTGGAACAGCGTACCCGAGCGTGTGCGGCGAGAGATATGGAAAAGGGAAACCGACGTTCAGCGCGGCATCGATCAGTTCAAACAACAGCACCAGGAAATCTACGGGCAGATCGATCAGGCAATGGCCCCCTATGACGCCACCTTGCGCCAATTTGGCAAGACCCGCGGGCAAGCCATTGCTCAATTCTGGGGGTGGTTCGATGCGTTAGCCAAGAACCCAGATGCTGCATTCCCGGCTTTAGCCCAGTCCTATAACTATAACCCTGAAAGGTTGGCTGGCAATTTAATGCGCGGTCGGGGCTGGCACATCCAGCAAACCCCGCAAGGGGGGTTCTATGTGACACGCAACCCGCAAGCGCAGTACCAACAACAACTGAACGGGCAAATTCAGCAGGCGGTGGCCCCGCTCTATCAATATTTTGAAAAGCAGCAGCGGGCGTACCAACAGCAAGTGGAACAGGTCAATGCAGAAAATACCGAGCGAATGCTGACTGAGTGGGCGAAGGATCGTCCGCATTTTCAGCAAGTTCGCAAATTGATGGGCACCTTACTAACCCCTGACCAGAACACAGGGGAGGCACCAGTTCCGCTCACCCCTGAGGGTCTTGTTGACCTTGAAACCGCGTATCAGATGGCGGTCGATGCGACGATCACGCCTAAGCAGCGGCAACGTGCCGAACGGTATCAGGAAAAAGCTGACCGGGCACGCAGGACAGCAAGCAGCATTGCTCCATCGGCACCTGGGCCTGGGAGCTATAACGGCAGAGGCGACCGGCCCAAGAAAGGGATGTCTGTCAGGGACAGCATCGAGGATGCAATCAGGTAAAGCCGCTTGTGAGGTTCGCCCATGCCTAACCCGGACCCACAGCGCACAAAGCGCCGGAACCCCACCCATGGCGAAGTCACAGACAGCCTTAACCAATTCACCAAGGCTGGTGCGCCCCGCGAACAGTCATTCGAACCCCAGGATCATGGCCTAGCTGAATTAGGAGGGGCCTACAAAACTGACCTCAATGACTGGGAAAAAGCGGGCAGCGGGTCGGTACCTTCGATAGCTAGGTCAAGTGTTCTTCCTCAGCCCGCTACGCGCGTGACCTTATCCCCACTGCCTAAGACCAATCAACAAATCGTCTGGTTTGAACGAAGTAAGGGCAATGGTGAGGTGTTGGTAGCGTTCGGCAATCCGGTTGACAAGTTGCAGGTTGTCAAACGCAGGGCGACTGAATTGGATAGACGGGCGTATCCTAAGCAATGGCATGCATTTGAGGAAAGCGAGAAGCAGTTCACCATGGTTAAACAACCACGCTGACCGCGATGTGAACATGTCTGATTTATCCCAATTTGGCTAGCAGAAGCTAAGAAGCTGCGGTTTCATGACGGTTTAAAGATGACGGACGTAGCAGCACCGGTTGGCTTCACCTGTGCCACCGTCAGAAAACACCTTAAGGGCTAAAGAAGATGAGCGCTTTTGAGAGTTTTGAGATCAACATAGTTGCTAGCGTAGGCGGCAAGACAATTGCCATCCAGACCAGTGCTTCTGGCTCTAGTATTGCTGGTGTCCTGGACACTACGGCTGCTTACTCACCTCACATCCAAATTGCGAATGCTGGCACGAGCTGGGCTTGGTGCCGGATGTCATCTGAGGCGGCGCCTACAGCAACCCAAAGTGATCTGCCATTGGCACCTAACAGTGTCAGGATTTACGCCAACCCCGTGCCCAACGGAAAGCTGGGAATTGCGGTGCTGGTATCGGTGTCATCATCTCAGTTCGTTTATTTCTCGCCTGGGCAAGGTGGCATTTCATGAGCCGTCTTCTCATCTCCTGCTACCGGGCGATCGCTACCGATAGCTTCAACAAAGCAATTCAATGCGCGACGCAACCTGCGTTGGCTGAGATGTGCCTTCGTGTCGGTCCAGAAAATACAGTCAGTGATGAGTTCCCAGCCTATACCAGCTTCATTGTTCTTAAGGCTACGGTCGACTGCCATATTGCTTTTGGGAAAGAACCGGAAGCAGACCCTGACTACGGGTTCGTTGAATGTGGTGAGAGGCTATCTTTTGGTGTCAATCCAGGCGATCGGATCGCGGTAATTGGGGTTTGAAAAATGATCACTCTAGGCGGTGGTGGGCGTAGGCGGCATGATGATGCTTTAGCTCTGCTTGCGGCCCTTCAAGACCCTGCGAAGGCAAAGGCCGCCCTTGAACAGCATCAAAAAGCCGAAGCTGGTCACGCAGCGGCTGCTGAGCGACACAAGCAGGCAAAGAACGAAGCTGAGCGACGCCACGCTGAGGCTGAGGCCCATCATGCTGCCGCAGAGGCCCGTGAATCAGAACTACAAATTAAAGCACGAGAACTTACTGAGTGGGATGCGTCACTGGTGGCTAGACAACGTGCGTTAGACGCCAAAACCGCTGAAGTAGATCGGCTCCACGAAGAAGCAAAAAGGCTGGTTGCTGAGCATGCCAAGAACGTGGCTGAAGCTGACAAACAATTAGCCCATGCTAAGAGCCGGCACGTAGCTGCAAGTGCAAGGGAAGCGGCGGTTTCTAAGCGTGAACAAGTGATCCTTGATACTCATAACAGGCTGAAATCAGCCTAACGGGTCAATAAAAATGCCTGATCCGCAGACTTCATCCCCTATTCAACCAATTCCGACAATAGCCCAACCGCAAACCTGTTTAAGCTCGGCTGCGATTGCCGAGCTTCGCCGCTACATCGAAGGTTTGCAGCAAAAGCAGTCAAGGACGCCTACCTTTACAAAGGGCGCGATCGGAATGGGATTGGAGGATTTGTCCAGACAAATCACGGGTGGCTTGTTGACGCGGCAAGCCGATGAAATGGAACGTCAGCGACTGCGCACTGCTGCTGCTGGTGATCTCCCTGAAAACCCGTATTCTGCCACCGGCAACAGCGCCGCCGTAGGAGGCTTGTTTGGGCTCAACTCCGCGGCCCCAGGGGGTGCCGGCGCGGCTAGCCCTTTTACTACCCCAGCTACCTCCCAAGCGGATGGAACTGGAGCGGAGGGGGCGACAACACCTGATTTAACGGCGTTTATCAAGGAGCGTGAAGGTTTCAGGGCCAATCCTTACCCCGATGGGAAGCAGACTTCCATTGGCTACGGCACTAGGGCACGACCAGGCGAAACCCAGATCGGCCGCGAAGATGGCGAGCAAAGGCTAAATGAGGAGGTAGGTAACGCCGCTAAGGCTGTAGATAGTTTCGCCCCCAACTTACCCCCACAAGCTAGGAATGCCCTCATTGATTTGACCTATAACACTGGCACGAAATGGCAGAACTCAGGTCTAGGTCAGGCTGTTCGTGCAGGTGATTGGCAAACCGCCAAAGAACTTTTCACACAATACAATCACGCCAACGGAGCAGTATCACCCGGCTTGACTGCACGCAGGGAAGCCCTTGCCCCGGTTTTTACTAGCCCAAACGGAGCCATGCTATTTCAGGACTTAAGCAGGTTAGGGGCTACGCCCGCACTTCCGTTTACCGGCGAACCGACTTCACCAAACCCGTTAGCAAGCCCGCCAGCAGGCGCTAGGCTTGCCCAGGCAACAACACCTGCGCAAGCCCCGCAGGGCTTACCAGCGGCCACGGCAACGCCACCGCAGCCCAACCTACTGGCCCCGCAAGTGGCCCCGCAAAACAAGCCGTACATCCCCTGGGCTTCGATCCCCAGGCCAGCCCCTGTCAGCCGTGAGGCGGCTATGAACGCCTACGCGGCTGCGGAGACTGACGCGCAAAGGAAAATGATCAGCGACCGCTACATGCAACAATTTCAGCCAGTCGTCATTCCATGGGGCAACGGGTATATCTCCGCCAATTTTGCTAATTCTACGCAAACCTTCTTCTCGCAACCAAAAGATACCAACTACAAGCTTGGCGGTAATGAGGTTCCGGCGAGGATCTACACTGATCCGATCACTGGCAGGGACCGGCCTGAATTGATAGTACCGGGTGAGCAAGGACAAAGGGCAGCCACTACGCCACAAACACCAGCACCTGCCCTACGCCAAGCACCGCCACGGTTTGCGCCTACGGATGCTGAGCTATACGGCGGGGCCACAACACCGGCAGCACCAGTGCCACCACCAGCAAAGGTTGGAACACCTCAGTATCAGAAGCAATTAAATACATTTATTGACCAAACGCCCGATACGTTCCCTGATCCTAATGAAGCTTTCAAAGGCGGGCTGAGGGGCATTGAGAAGCACAATGCAGCGGTGAAAGCCTATGAGGAGAGCGCGAAACCGTTTCAAGAAATGCGTGACCGCATTGCCAATGAGGCGCACAGCGCTCGTGACGATTATGACCAACTCAAACTGCTTGAGAGGATACTCCCCTACGTCAAGAGCGGTGCAGGTGGAACAACTATTGCTGCATTGAACGATGCAGCCCGACAGGCTGGTCTGAGTTCTGGTGAATTAGCAACGTGGCGTCAGGTAGCCGAAAAGCTGGGATCACGGCAGCAAGTAGCTGACGTGCGGAACACTACGATCGGACAAGGGACTGCGGTTAGAATGGCTGAGGCCGACGCAATCAAGAATTCTCAATTCAGCCTTGAGAAAACGCCCGCTGCAAACCTTGCGGTGACACGGCTGCAACTGCGTGCATTGGAGCGCCTTGAGGAACTAAGTGACTTCACAGACGGCTACGTCCAGAAACACGGCAGGTTAGATCAGGGCTATTTGACTGCACGCAATCAATGGTTCGCTAAACCTGAAAACCGCTTTATGAGCATTGAAGAACTAGAAAAGCATAAGGACCTGATCAAAGCTGGTACCAAGCAGGACGGGGGCATGGGGGTGACGCCTGCACCTGATCAACCTGGGCCAACATTTGGGACGCCTATGTCACGGGTACCCGTGACATCTGCATCCCCGTCATCAGCATCACCAGCGGCATCACCGCCACAAGCACCCGTCCCGGGGCAACCGGGATCAATGCCGCCGTCACTTAGTGAGATTATGCAAAAGGGCCTACCGGGGCCTGATATCACGGCTAGGGCGAGGGGAGCCCTTGGGTTGCCCGCTCAAGTGCCGCCAGCAGGGCCGGCATCTACGTACACCCGTGACGTGACAAGCAGGGCAAGGGAGCACCCTGAGGGGGTGCTCATACCGTTGGGGGCAGCAGGTGCCCAAGGTGCCTCGGTTGGTATCAGGTCATTCCTTGTGCGGAATCCGAGCCAATGCGGCCACCGATTCCGACGGAAAGCGGCCACCCAATCCGATCGAACGCTGCCACCGATTCCGAACGAAGCCGGCCACCCTGTTGATGGGGTGAAGAAGGGAACGTTGTCGGCAGTCTGAGCCGGGCAAGGTCCTCCTTTTGCGATTCG